CGAAAAGAAGCGGATTATTGTCAATATCGCCCCTCGACACGGCAAATCGGAGCTGATTAGCTACCTCGCACCGGCTTGGTTTCTGGGTAAATACCCGGAAAAGAAGGTCATCATGGCCTCCCACACTGCCGATCTGGCGGTGGATTTTGGTCGAAAAGTGCGAAATCTGGTGGGTGAGGACGCCTATAAACAGGTGTTTCCTGATGTTGCACTGCAACAGGACTCAAAGTCGGCTTCCCGGTGGGGCACGAACCACAAGGGTGAGTATTTCGCTATCGGCGTGGGTGGTGCGCTGGCAGGACGCGGTGCAGACCTCTTCATCATTGACGACCCGCACTCTGAACAAGAAGCCAAACAGGGTAAGCCCGAGGTTTTCAAGCCTCCGTGGGAGTGGTTCCAGTCTGGTCCGCTTCAGCGTCTGATGCCGGGTGGGGCGATCATCGTCGTGATGACTCGTTGGTCAAAACTTGATCTGACGGGCCAGCTCGTTGACCACATGACGCGAAACCCCGACGCCGATCAGTGGGAGGTGGTTGAGCTTCCTGCGATCATCAACGAGGGCACACCGGACGAAAAGCCTCTGTGGCCTGACTTCTGGACGCTCGAAGAGCTGTATGCCAAGAAAGCGGGTATGGACCCTCGGTACTGGCAGGCCCAGTACATGCAGCAGCCGACCTCTGAAGAGGGTGCGCTAATTAAGAGGGAGTGGTGGAACGTCTGGGAGGAGAGTAGACCCCCGTCGTGCGACTTCACCATCATGTCCTTGGACGCAGCCCAAGAGGCAACCAACCGTTCGGACTACAACTCGCTGACTGTGTGGGGTGTGTTCGACAACGAGGAGTCCGGGACCAAGAACATCATCTTGCTGGAGAGCATCCGTGAGCGGATGGAGTTTCCTGAACTCAAGAAGATGGTGCTTGAGCAGTATAAAGAATGGGAGCCTGACTCGTTCATCGTTGAGAAGAAGTCCAACGGAGCTGCTCTATATCAGGAGCTGCGGTCAATGGGCATCCCCGTGGCTGAGTTTACGCCGGGTAAAGGCCAAGACAAGATTGCTCGCGTTAACGCTGTATCAGATTTATTCTCTTCTGGTATGGTGTGGGCACCGGATACACGTTGGGCCAGAGAGCTTATCGAGGAGGTTGCCTCGTTTCCTTTTGGCACTCACGACGACATGGTGGACTCTTCGACTGCGGCGTTGCTCAGGTTCAGACAGGGTGGGTTCTTGAGACTCCCCAGTGATGAGCCTGAAGAGATTCAGTGGTTCCGTAGCAGACGGCGCGGTGGCTTTTACTAAAGGCAAACATGGCTAACAACATTGACAAAGCCTCCTATCAAGCGCCCCTTGGGTTGCAGGAGCTAGACGCGCCGGATCTCGAAATCGAAATCGAGAACCCGGACATGGTGACTCTGGACGACGGAAGCGTCGAGATCACGATTGAGCCGGAAGATGATGAAGGTGCCGAGGGCAGCTTCGACGAGAACCTTGCCGAGGTGCTGGAGGACAACGTGTTGTCCTCACTCTCCAGTGATCTACTTGCCAACTTCGATGCCGACGTTGCCAGCCGCAAAGACTGGGTGGACACATATATTAAAGGGCTTGAGCTTCTGGGTCTCAAGTACGAGGAGCGGTCTGAGCCTTGGGAGGGTGCGTGTGGTGTGTTCCACCCCCTGTTGAACGAGGCTGCGATCAAGTTCCAGTCTGAGGCCATCATGGAGACGTTCCCGTCGTCGGGTCCCGTCAAGACGCAGATCGTGGGTAAAGTCACCCGCGAGAAAGAAGAAGCTGCTGCTCGCGTGCGCGAGGAGATGAACTACCAGCTCACTGAGGCTATGGTCGAGTACCGGCCTGAGCACGAGCGGATGCTGTATACGCTGGGTATCTCGGGTTCAGCGTTCAAGAAAGTCTATTTTGACCCGTCGCTTGGTCGCCAGACTTCGATTTTCATCCCGGCAGAAGACGTTGTTGTGCCCTACGGTGCCTCTAATATTGAGAGTGCCGAGCGTGTCACGCACGTGATGCGTAAAACCAAGAACGAGCTGCGTAAGTTGCAGGTCGCGGGTTTTTATCGGGATGAAGAGCTGGGTGAGCCTCAAAAGACTCTAGACGACATCGAGAAGCGTAAAGCCGAAGAGCAGGGCTATAGCGCCACCGAGGATGATCGGTACCGGATTCTGGAGATGCACGTTAACCTCGATCTGGAAGGATACGAGGATAAAGACAAAGACGGTGAGCCTACTGGCATTGCTCTGCCCTATATCGTCACGATTGAGAAAGGCACCGGTACGGTTCTAGCCGTTCGGCGTAATTACCTTGAAGATGATCCCCAGAGACTCAAGCGGCAACATTTCGTTCATTACAATTACATTCCGGGTTTTGGCTTTTATGGCCTTGGCCTTATTCATATCGTTGGTGGGTACGCTCGCGCTGGTACATCTATTCTTCGCCAGCTTGTCGATGCCGGGACTCTTTCCAATCTGCCCGGTGGTCTTAAATCTCGCGGCCTGCGTGTAAAAGGCGACGACACCCCGATTGCTCCGGGTGAGTTCCGTGACGTAGATGTGCCCAGCGGCAGTATCCGGGACAACATCCTGCCCCTGCCGTACAAGGAGCCGAGTCAGGTACTAAACGCGCTTCTTGGGCAGATCATCGAGGACGGGCGACGACTCGCTTCCATCGCGGACCTCAAGATCTCGGACATGTCGGCACAGGCTCCCGTCGGCACAACGATGGCAATCCTTGAGCGAATGCTCAAGGTTATGAGCGCCGTGCAAGCCCGCGTCCACTTCTCGTTGAAACAGGAGTTTAAGCTCCTCAAGGGTATCGTGCGCGATTATGCCGACGATACATATGCATACGAGGTAAGTGGTGAACATGGCCGCGCAGCTAAGAAGGAAGATTTCGAGCATGTTGAGATTATTCCTGTAAGCGATCCGAATGCGGCCACGATGGGCCAGAGGATTGTTCAGTACCAAGCTGTGCTTCAGCTCGCCCAAAGTGCGCCTCAGATCTACGACCTGCCTGTGCTTCACCGTCAGATGCTGGAGGTCATTGGCATCAAGAATGCCAACAAGATCGTCCCTCTGGAAGAAGATCAGAAACCCAAGGACCCGGTGTCCGAGAACATGTTCTTGCTGAAGGGCAAGCCCGCCAAGGCGTTCATGTATCAGGACCACGATGCACACTTGTCTGTTCACCAAGCCCTGACTCAGGACCCTCAGATTCAACAGATGATGCAGCAAAACCCCGCTGCACAGCAAATTATGGCGGCTATTCAGTCGCACATGATGGACCACCTTGCGTTCAAGTACCGCAAGGACATCGAGAAGCAGCTTGGCGTGTCTCTGCCTCCGATGGAAGACGAGGGTACAGAGGAAGAAGGTACGACCAAGATGACGCCCGAGATGGAGGTTCAAGTCTCGCAGTTGTCCGCAATGGCCGCGCAACAGCTCCTCCAGTCGCATATCGCTCAGGCTCAAGCTGAACAAGCTGCTCAACAGGCTCAAGATCCGGTCATCCAGATGCAGCAGCAAGAGCTTCAGCTCAAGGCTCAGGACAGCCAGCGCAAGATGATGGAGTCGCAGGCCAAGATGCAGTTGGATCAGGCCAAGCTCGCGCTTGAGAACAAGAAGGTGGATGTCCAGTCCCGACAGGCAAACATCCAGACAGTTGTGAACGCCGTTAAGCGTAGCGGTGGCGGGCAGTAATGGAAGAAAAGGTCCTACGACATCTCCTCGCCAAGTACGGTGAGGAGATTGCAACCAACACCGATGCTTTGCAGCAAGGTGCGCCCAAGACTTTTGAAGATTACAAGTACCTGTGCGGAGTGATTCGGGGTCTTAGCCTCGCACAGTCTCATATCCACGACCTCATGCGAAAACTGGAGCATTTTGATGAATGACGACAACAACGCGGCGAAGCAACTACCCCAACCCATGGGGTACAAGCTGCTGTGCGCCGTACCTGAAGCAGAGGAAAAATACGAATCGGGGCTCTATAAGCCCGACTCTTCCATTCGAGTCGAAGAGCACAGCACGGTTGTGTTGTTTGTTCTGAAAGCCGGTGACATGGCCTATAAGGATACTGAGAAGTTTCCGACGGGTCCGTGGTGCAAGGAAGGCGATTTCGTGA